GGGTAGTGCTAATTCCTATACCAACATCAGTTGTGGTTGTATTGCCTCTATCAGTAACTGTTTGAAGAGTATCAGACTCTGTTCCTCCAGCATCCCCAGAAAGCAAATACGGCAAATCGCTTGGTCCAGTTAATCTACCTCCAACGCCTGTTCCACCAGCATTACCATACACCTCAAGCTTGTAATCTCCATCGGGAATGGTCCCTATTCCAACACTTCCATCTTTTGTATGAATAGTATTAGGATAATCGGAGCTTGGAGGTCCAATAGTTAAACAGTTTCCTGTCATATATCCTGAACCCTCACCACTAAGGACTAAGTTTCCGTGGATCGACTGATTTCCCATGTTAAAAACAGAATCCACCCCGAGTTGAAGTGAAGCTATTTTTTTGATTGTCCCTTGAGGAACGAAGGAGGAATCCCCTTGTGGATTATCAAAGTATACACCAGCAGTTCCATCTACATACCATTTGTAGTGATAATCCTTACCCCCAGAAAGGTTGTCGAGAGTGTAGGTGGGTCCATCATTAATCCAAAAGCTGCCTAATAAATTTGTTTGGCTGGTTTGAAAATCACCATCAGAATCAAGCTCAGCGCTAGTTACTCCGAAGAAATGTATTTGAGCATTTTCATAATCTGCCTCCTCTGGACCTGGATAAAATGCAGGAACAGTAAAATTCACAGAGTCTCTTGCGCCTGAACCGCTAATTCCACTTTGAGGTTGGGCGTTAAAATAACGATAAGCATCTAAACGCGCTGCTTCATCAGTTACGTTGGAAATATCAGGAAGTCCGTGATCTGCGTAGGATTGATTAAGATAGACTCCACTACCATCTGCCACCATTAAGCCTAAAGGTTTAATCTTATTAGAATAGGCGTAAAAGTAATCAGTATGTGAGGTCGTGCCGTCTGTATCAACGGTTTCAATTTTGAATCCGACATCCTTCTGGAATGAACCAAAATCATTTACATTGTCATTTCTGGTGTAAGTTACAACTGCATCTTTGGTTATGATGGCATCTTTCCTAATCAACGCTCCTGTTTTATTTAAGATGCTTATTTTGTAATGGTCAAAGAAAGGCGAAGCTTCATTTCCTGCTATAGTATCAGAAATGTTACCCGCCTTGTCTCTCATTCGTATTTGATACGAAATATCTGTTCCTATAAAAACTCCTTCACCCGTAGGAGTGAGGCTTAAATTTCCTGTATCTCCAGTAAAAGGGGGTAATTTAGTTTTAAAATCATCTGTCTTAAAATACCCCTCGTAATATCCATCACTAACACTAGCTGAGTTTATAAGGGCTTTTCCCGAAAAATTAACTGGACCACTAGCATTCCTTGGAACCCCATACTCTGCTCCAGAGATATAAGTGTCGCGAGGTAAATACTCTACCTCACCAGTAGGCCAATATACCGCTGGAATAAAACCTGTTCCAGCCAATCTAACATCTCCATTAGGTTGACTACCCCCAATTTGAACTCCTGATGTAATATAATGGTCGCTTGCGGGAGCGGTATAATATGTGGGTAATGCACTTCCTCCAGAGGGAGTGACAATATGGATAAAATCCATTCCTGTCCAAGAAGCAGAAGTGGCGGCAGAGTTCCACAACCCTCCCGCTCCTGTAGCGCCAGTGACTCCTGATTGACCTCCAGAGCAGAAAACAAAAGCTCCATCTTTAGGGTCTACATATAAAGGGAAATAGCTAGCGTCCATTTTTTAATAATTTAAAATTTGTATTCTATCAATAAAATTAGTGCTGTAGGTCAATAATTCGTCATACACGACAAATATTCCCGTAGAATCATATTGAGAATCAAAGTAACCGTTTGAGAGGCTATGAGCTTTATTTCCTAATGCATTGACACTAAAACTATATACACCCACTTGGTTTAAGCCTGTAAATGAGTATCCTGTATAAGCGTCTGATGTTGCATCTATTACCTCACCATTAGGATAAGTAAGAATAACATTATATCCTGTAACATTAGAGACCTCCCCCCATGTTCCTGTAATTTGGAAGGTTTGTGAGGCCAGATCAGGAACTCCTGTTTGTATTCCTGTTAAAACTGGGGTATCTAAAGTTTCATAAGTTATTCCATTTATAGTTTGAGCCGTCTGGTAGCTATAAGTGTTAGCTAGATGTTCTATACTTTCATTGTCTTCAATTAATTTAAATTTACCTGTTTCGTATTTAGTTGCACTAACCAAATATTCATTTATAGCTTCCTCTTTCATGGAAACGACCTTGTAAATAAATGGGCTTGCATTTTTAATTTCGAATTTTGCAGGACTCCCTAATTTAACAAAGGGTAAAAGATCAGGCTTATCAAAACCCGAAATCAAGCTACCATAATTACTTAGTCCTGACGCTGTTAGCTCAGCGGGTGTGCTTAAAATTGTTCCTGTTACATTCAAAACTGTCATTTGGTCTGGTGATACCAGAGTAGGAATATCTCTTTCTCGTATTCCATGGGCCACGCTTTCTGGGTAAAATGACGCTGGATCAAATCCAGAGAAGAATGCTGTTTCAGAGGAGACTGTTGAAGCCGTCCTCTTATCATCTTCCTCCATGTCTAGCACTGTTATTTCTCCCGTGCTAAAATCCAGTAGGGTTTGAGTTCCCGTCCATGTAGAAATGTAAGTTCCAGAGTATTGAGCGCGAGCATCAGTTATTCCACCGTCTACCCCTGATCCTAGAACCCAACCAGTAACTCCTGTTTCAAAGTAAATATATGGATAATCAGTGGTGGTTGCTCCAGTGACTCCCGTATATAAAGCATATTGCTCAAATCTTGACTCACCGTCTTCATCTATAGCTAAGGGGGGTTCAGAATTCACGCTATATCCAGCGGTATAACCCGAGAATCCGTATTGTCCTGTAAACATTGTTTTACCAGATGCCCACATATCTCCATTAATCCCTCCCACTCCCGCACCTGTTACCCCTGTTACGCTAAAGGAATCGTAACGCTGTTTAATTATTACAGCTTCGTCACTCATATCCTCTAAAGTGTTTCTACCTGTTGGGTTAAAAACAGTTAACTTTCCATTCATGTCAGCATCTACAAATGTATTGCTTAATCGAATGGTTTCGTCTTCCAAGTTTACCGCTAAGACTTTTCCAAAATTACTTTTATTGCTTTTTAATTCATCTTCAATTGTAATGAGATCTCCAGGTTGACACAACAAGGTTTCCAATCCCGCCGTAAAAGCAACGGTTTGGTTTTCGGTAATTCTATTAAAGATTTGATGTTGACCGACTCTTCTTGCCATGGCGCGAGAAGTAATCCCCACCCCTTCAATCCTTTTCTTGAAAATACCCCTCTGTTTAATGTCTTCTTCGTCTTCAATAACCTCTATTTTAGGAGCGAAGTTATCAAAGCGATCTTTAAAACCTACTTCAATTGTGTTGAATTGCTCATCTCTTCTGTAATTGGAGTAGTAAAACATACCATCCTTAACAGATTCATTGGTAAATAGATTAATGGGATCTCTGGGGCGATCATCAACGAAGTTTACTTCTGAGTTTGAGAAGAATGCTCGACCTCTAAAAATTCCACAAATAGTATTAATAGCATCATAAATTTTTTGCCCTTGATCAAATACAACATTACAAGAAAATCTAGGTTCTAATCCTCCCCTTCCATCAGTAACCCCTTCAAATATACCTTCGTCATTTACTGCATCACAAAACCTTCCTATTTCATATAGTTGCCAAATATTAATACTGTCGATGTCAATGTGAGATCCCATTCCATATCTTTGGTTAGTCAAGAGATCATACAAGATCCATGCGGGATTATCGGTCCATTCTAAATCCTCCTTAAAAGTGCCGTCCCAATCTCCTCTGTAAATTGTTTTAGTTAAATCGCTAACCGCATCATAATTAGCCTTACTATTCCAATATCTTTTATCCCTACCATTAGCAGTTTGGGGGAAGTAGTTACTCGGGACTCTAACTAACTTTAATTTACAATCATAACTTCTCGCAGGAATGGAACCTAGAGACCTTGAATCTAATTTTGTCCCTACAATTGCTGAGAAGGGGTATGGCAAATCTACGTCAATGATTTCGGTAATTTTATCAACGGCGACATCTTTAGCTAATAGTATTGAATTTGTCTCAAAGGATAATTTAGTTACCCTTATATATCTTTTTTCTACACTATCTTGATCAATACTATCAGCTTGAAAACCTATCGTTCCATCTGCGCTTAGCTGAACTTGTTTAGTAGTTACCGCTTGAGGCAACGTAAAGGGTAACGCCAAATTATCTCTACCCTCTAAAGAGACAATATACTCCTTATCCTTATCCCCCTTATAATCAGGGTTCCCTATATCAATTAATGTAGCGCCTTCTATTAATGCCACAATTCTGTAAGTATGGCTACTTGAAGGGTATTCGGTTCCATTTTCGCTAACCCTTCCAGTTTCCACTCTTATATTTAAAACAGTAGGAAACTTGGTTCCGACTTTTAAATCATTATTATTAGCGTCTGCCCCTTCAACATTATCAACTTCTTTAACCAACGTATCACTCAGATTAGAAATATTAAGAGTAACAAAACATTTTCTTACATTAGGGTTGTAAACATAATGAGTTACAGGAATAGCCAACTCATCCCATCTTACTAGGGAGTTTTTAGCCCATGCGGCATAATCTCTTACTACGTTGTCAGCATTTCTTCTTTCGTCATCACTTCCCTCTTCTTTTGGCAAACCCCGCCCATCGAGTTCTAGATTGTAATTATTGGCGCTTCCTCTTTTCAATACCGAATCTTTATCAAGCATCCTTGTGTTTTGCTCGATTCTTTGAGGGTAAAATTGACTCTTGGAAGAGAACGGTCCAAACAAAGGCGCATTATATTTATGGTCAATAAATACTGATTTAAAATAATCAAAAGGAGGCTGAACTTCTGTTCCCCGCCGAACTTCCGCTAAAACATTAGTGTAATTGTATTTCTGATTTACAGGATCAAATTGGTCATAGTTAGAATCGTCGGCGGTTTCATATTGCAATTCATCAGCATAAGTAAAGCAATCTATATCCGCAAAAAGATCTATAATATTTTTTGGTATAGCATAAGTATAACCATATCCAAATCTAACACCACCACACTTTAGAGGATCGCGTCTTTCTATATCCCTAAATGAAAATACAAGAAATCCATACACCCTTCCCGTTGTCACACCCTCTCCATCAACTTCTGGACAAGTAACATCAGATATCCTTATCCCCGCAGCCTTCATTTTTGCATAAAGACTCCATTTATGGGTCAACCCATAAGGGTAGGTATACATATTTTTAGTCGTGCCGTCTGCATCAAAAAGTTGCTTACCCGCAATATCCGTATTCGTAGTGTCAACTTTAACCACTACAGTCCACCTTTTCTCCCTACTGTTAGAACTTTTTTCCATCCATCTCTCAAACTGCTGTTGAGTTGATCTCCCTGGAGTTCTCATGACACTATTCCCCCCAGAAGTGTCAATGCCAAACCTAGATAACGCCCTTGCCGCTAATGCACTTTGCTTAGCATTTATTGTGCTTCGTCCAAATTGCTCCACTTCCTCTTCTGATAAAGTAAGAAGTTCCAAAGCTCTTGCTTCTGTTGTTGCGCCGTTGTTGAAAAGATTACAAATAGTGGTTAGGGCTTCTACATTAGTTCCATCATGAGTGGCATTTAATCCACCTCCCGCACCTTCGAACCCATTAGCAATTCGCGCCATTTGCCAATCAGTCTCATGCCACAACATGGTGCTACCTATGCTGCGTCCCATGCGTGATCCTCCAAAACCAATGCCGAATTTAACTGTGCTGCTCGCTGCCCCTTGAGGGAAACCTGTGTTTTTATTATAGGTTGGCGCATCACACCACGCTATTGAGTCTATTTCTCCTCTATTTTTACTTGCTGTCCTAAAAACAGCGTTGCTGTAATTACCAAATTCCGTTCTGGAGGTTCCATTGGTATACATATAAAATTCCTTAGGAACACTTCCAGCCCCCAAGCTCTTTTTCTTAATATAAGCTCTAACATAATAGCCTACCTTATTAACATGGTCGGGGCTTCTGCCCTGACATCGACTACTGTGAGTTCTCTGTCTTATCATTATCATGTTAACAGATGGGGAAGTTGACAACTCTCCATCCATAATTGGCCCCCCACTCAGAGCCGTAACTAACCCCCTGTTTTGATTTTGTTGAAGACCTTTAAAAAATAACTGACAATTCTTAATACCCGTTCCTACACTATCGTCTAGACGACTAGGCATAATTTCAAACACATCTTCTTCTGCGGCAGTTACACTTTCCCTTATATCATCTGGCCCTGTAGTAACCGCTACTGGAGTATCATCAAAATATATTCCCTGCAAGATACCTACACCTTCCATTGTTTTGCCGTATTTATTACAAAGCCCCTCAATGGGGCCATCGCTTATCAGATCAAGAATTTCGGAGTAACTATACGAAGCCCCATACTGCAACTCTCCCATGACGGGGGGTTTGTAAATTGGAGGTTTAGGTTCTGACCTTCTCTTACCTCCACCAGCAAGCTGCATCTTTTTTAATACATGATTCATCCTACTGATCTGTTCTCTTGTTAGTTATCCACCATGTATCGCTACTTCTGCTTCCACCTGTTCCTCTTCCCCTTAAAGCGTCTCTAGTTTTCTGAGACTGAGGGTAAGATTTAATAGTGGCCTGTATAACTTGTGAGCCAACTTTTAATCTCCCATAACCTACAGGAAGAGGTGCTCCTTGGCTTGCCACATTAGCAATATTTGAAAAAATTAAAGACTCTCTTCCTGCTGAAGCCGTTAATTCCAATGCTTCTGGCTCAGGAGGTTTTGGGGCTAAGGCGTAGGAAACTGCCGCAAATAATATTGCTTGAGCAATCCAGCCAAAAACAGTAGCCGCTCCAGCCCCAGTAATAGCAGGAACTAAATCAATTACTGTAGGGTGAGAAAATCCATCTACTTGACTTTTTTCGTCTATCCTAGTTTTATCAATTATTAAATCATACGAAATACCCTCTTTATGCAACTCTATGAATCTCTTAAGAAAACCTTTACGGTTACAATTAATAGCACGAAGAGTGTTGCGTGGATTTCCCAACACCAATTCAAAAGTGTCTCCATACTCCTGAGCTAAAATTCCATGTAACTTTACTGTTGTCATACTATTTCCTTAAACCTTTCTAATATCTTTACATCTCCTTCTATGTATTTGGGGCTATAAATATTTATTTTTTTTGTGTTTAAGCTATAAATTAAAAAAGCCTGACAACAAGCATCAGAAGTTTTGACATCAAATTCAGATTCAGTTTCATCGCCAACAATATGACTGTGAAAAATAGCAACCATTTTATAATCCTCCTTAAAAACCAAATAATTAAGGGGGTTTATTAAAAAATAAGAAGAAGGCTCTGGGGAAATATTCGTCTCCTGCTTCACTAAATATCTTTCTGTATCATAGTCAAAGCCCAGAAACCCACATATCTCTTGCTTAAAAGAGCCGTGAGCAATCTCTTTTATACAATTAATAGCGTCTTCTATTTGCTCAAAGCGATGTATTTCTTCCATAACTAAATCCATCAGTTCCTGGGAATCCCCCAAAGCGAGGGTGGCGAGGCGTAGGGTTCTGAACTACTGTTACATCTCCCTCCCAATAGCTTTTCTCTACTCCTGTAAAACTTCCGCTTCCCGTTAAGTGAAAGTCCCCTGTATGAATATCCAACATCCCCGTCACATTATCAGCGGGGTCACCAATAAAACCTGTTGTCGCATCCCACCAAGCTACCAAACTATGCTCAGGTATTAATACAGTGCCATCTTCTCCCAGTCTCCCACTGCCAGTTAGAGTTCCAAACTCGCCTGTGCATTGGTCATACTCCCTAGCTACAAAAGTAACGGTATTTTGATATTCATCTGGGATTGGAGGTTGGCGAACTAAATACTCTATTTCTTTTTCGGTCAAGACTCTACGCCATAAGGCCCACGTTCCAATATGACCGTTTATGCAGTTAACCGTATTTTGAGAATGTCGATAATCAGCACTATCATTATCTCTCCAATAGAACTGTTGTCCCCCTATCATAAAAGTAACAGGTATTGGACCTAATTGATCTGGATCTTCAGTCGCATCCCAAGTTACCCCCGTTCTTTGCGCCCAACTTCCGAAATTTCCAAATGCGCGATTGGCCCATTCTGGATCTCTCTGCACCCCCCACCAGCTACTATTGTGTATCATTCTATACCCCGCTAGGTTGTCGTTTGGGTCGTTTACATCTTTTTTAACTCCATTAACATAAAAGTCCAATTGGCTAATTCCTTCGCCGCCCACTCCATTTATCTCTGGAATCCCCGCACCCTTAGTAGCAATATAACAGTTCCACTCTTCTATGTTACTGCTATTAGTAACCTGAGTTGGACCCAATAGAGTGGCCATATAAGCATTATGTCTGGAACTGTAGGTGTTTTTATTAATTTCCCAACCCATCCATGATGCGCCTACAAACTTAGATGTATTCCCAGGAGTATCTATTGAATTAGGAAGGCTTGACGGCATACTAAAAGTAAGAGGAAAAGCGAGATATCGAGACACTGGCCAGACCCCCGCATCAGCCTTTAAAGATGATGTCCATAAAGCCGATCCTCTTGGACTCTTGTCTGTAACATTAGCCCACCCCATCAATGTAAAATCACCCGTAAGAGTCCCAGTTAACTGCTTGGCATGACTGTGAAAAAATCCTGTGTTGGTAGCAGGTCGCGTCAAACCATCTCGAATTTTTCCTGTTATTTTTATTGCTGGAAATGAATTATTGGTGGCACTTCCACCTACATAACTTAAATCAGAAACTTTATTAAATCTCTTTTGACAAGCTGCGAGTTTTTTAGTGCAACCATCTTTTTGCCAGTAGCTTGGGTTATTAAAAGGAGTTTGCCCCGAATTAATATCGCCAGCCTCACCCCTAACTGCTACATAAACAGTTTTAAGGGGTCGTGCTGTGGAGTTTGCAGCAAAATTTTGAGGCAATTCGGGAACTTGAATTGTGGGGCTAGCCACCCATACTATTTCTCCTTTTTCATAGTTTTTAGAACCATTCCATTCTGCATAATTAGATTCAATAAAACTAACGGGAGGAGGGCCGCTATACCTTGGCACGACAGATTTCCCATCTGCATCTACAAAAGGGGTTCCATCGTCCCTTTCAATAGGAAAACCCTCATACCTGCAACCCTCTCCTCTATACTGCCACGGACAGAATTTAGCGACTACATTGCGCGAATTAACACTAAAGTTCTCTAAATCGAGGGGGGAGTTTAATTCAAATTCAACAAAAATCTTTGATTCTTGAGTTTTTCTCCCCATCACCCATGTCTCATTGGCTAATTCAGCCTTTGGATCAGCAGCCCCAAAAGGATTTCCTCCTTCAAAATTGTCATCATCCAAGAACTTAACTTGGACTTTTTTCCTAATTACCTTAGCGTTAATTAAATCTTTATAATTCTGAAGGAAATTAGTGACAATATTATTTCTGTTAGCAATTCTAATTTTGGGGCGAGCCAGCTTACCATCCCCCAAGATATCAAATCCTTCACTCTCAATAGCTAAGGGAAGGTATTGAACCCCTTGCCACGTTATAGACTTATCGAATTCACTTCCTCCATGAAACCCTAAAAATAAAGTCGGTTGATTTATTTTATCGGGAAAAATTCTAAATAGTTGCAAGACTGCCGTTGGTTGCAGATCTACAAGACTCTGTGCTACTTTATTTTTTCCTTCTGCCGCCATGTTTAGATTTACACTTTTTAATTATATAATATAATAAAGATGTGAAAATTACACAGTTAAAAGAACCTAGCGACGAGTTATGGCAACATTTTTGGGATTTCTTTATATCATCTAAGCCTTATGACTTGGGAGGAATCCGCTCTCCCTATTTAAAAAGAAAAAAAATAGAAGATCTCTACTCTTATTATTGCGAACATTGTTACGTTTATACGGCTACAGAAAACAATAAATTAAAAGTTGCAGTCTTCTTGCATGAGGAGCCATCTTTCTTTGATGTTACCTTTATTTTTGGGGTTAGTAAGGATTTTGGGAGTGCCTCTTTAATTTCTGCTACTCATTGTATTTTTGACCAAGCATTAAAAGATCATAATAAAAATTATATTAAAAGCGAAATAAGACGGAAACATAAAGTTAATTCTTATAAAAAATGGATTGAAAGATACGATAAAACAGCGATAATATTTAATGACCCACCGAATACGGTGGTTTGGTGTAAATCTAATCGCATGGATGTAAAATTTAAAATTGTAGGAACCAATGAGCTTACCTCCCACTTAATGGGTAAAGAGGCTTCTCTGACCCAGAGCCATCAAAAACAAGAGCATGGTTTAATGAGACAGTTAGAGATTGAAGGGAAAAAATACCTTTTAGATGAAAAAAGTGTTGACTTCCTTCCTTCCTTTGTTTTAATTCACGGACTCCTTTCCGATGACGAAGAAAATGTCGGCAGGGTAGCACTTGAATTCATACCACAAAATGAAAAGTAAACCAACTCTTTATCGAGTATACAACAGCAAGGGGGAATATCATCACGCTTACAATTCTTCTTTAGAAGGGGCGCTAGACTGGGCTATTGATTGCGCCAAAACCGTAAACGGTTCCGTTAAGGAAGTCAATGACGAGGGAACCGAAAAAGAAGTTTTTAGTTGCAAAAAACAAGTCAAATGTTAACCTTAATTAAATCTGTTTTAAAGTCTCTAGAGCTTTACCTAAGCCTCAAAAATAAAAAATTTTATTATGATCTGCACACAAATCAAGAAGACAGGGAATTCGGTATTACCGAAGCTATTGAAAGACTTAGGCAAACTGGCAATACTAATGATGCTGATAGGGCTGACCTCCTGCGCCAGCAACTCACTGATCAACGTAAGCGATTTGAACATCTATCAACCTTCTACTCTAAGGCTGAAGAAGAATAATCCAGTTGAAACAATAGATGGAATTTATACACCTCAAACCAATGAGGTATGGCATTCAGATGCTCGCTATCGCAGGTTGGAAAGAGAAATTTATTCCAAATAACGAAAAAATTTAATCGGCCAGTTGCCTCGCGTAGACCTGGAAGATGTCATTAAGAGTTTATCGCGACCCCCCTAACGAGAGGATACCTTGGGAGAGATATGCTTTAGATTTAGCTAAAGCGGCCTCACAACGCAGTGAAGACCCATATATGCAGGTTGGGGCTTGTGCCTTAAATAAGCATAATATGGTGCTAGCTGTGGGTTATAATGGGTTAGGCGCGGGTAAAAAAGTAGATGAATCCTTTTGGTTGGATAGAGGAAAAAGAAGACCCTTTATGATTCATGCAGAAGCTAATTGCCTTAGTCTGGTTAAACGTGGAGAGGTGGATTTA